GCCTCGGCTATCAGGGTCTCGGGTGCGTCGCCCCACTTGAGCAGGGTCATGGTTTCGGTTCCGGTGTCGCGGGTTACCAACACCATCGTGCAGCACTCGGAATACTTACGCGCGCGCATCTCGGCGGCGATTTCTTCCAGATGTTCGGCTGATTCGTCAAGGGTCATCACGCGCCTCCTACGGGTGCATAGAATGGGGTCTGCTGCATGGTGCGCTCGTCGGCGGTGCGCTCTGCGAAGGCGGCGGCGCGATCAAGCGGAGATTCGACGGTGGCTTGGTGGGTGGTGGCGACGGTCTTGGTGGCGATCCGTCCCGCAATCTTCTTGTCCTCCAGCTCCATATCGTTGGCGTGCTTCTGCTGGAGCTGGGCGGAGTCGGCCTGGGCTTTGACGGCTGCGGGATTCTGCTGCTGCTGGTTCTGCTTCTCCTCGGGCGTCATCGGAACGATGAGGTCTCGCTTGTTCTTCCACTCCGACATATCCAAAACCATGTTGACGAGTTCCATCGCGTTCACTTTCCAGCCTGTCTCGGAGAGCTGGCCCACGAGCGCCTGGTTGCCGAAGACTTCGAGCAGGAAGGGAAGCGCCTGGGCCATGCGGTTGCGCGCGGCTAGGCGCGTCCCTGCTAGCGTGTCGAACTTAACCGTGGAGTCCATGAAGTCTTGGAAGTCCACAATCAAATCAGCGGTGCGCTCGGCTAGAACATCGCGGATTTCCGATATCGGCATCCGCTCTCTGACCATGTAGTACAGGAACCGGAGGAAGGGCAGAAAGACACCATCGATGATGCGCTCAAGGGGAGACTGCAAGCGGGTGGTCGATGCGTTGCCGATCACACCCGCGCCTGTTCCAGAGCGGCCAAAGCTCGAACCGCGTCCCGGCAATGACCCTTGGACGGAAGCCTGATCCGCTCCGGTAGCTCCCTCTGCGGAACCGACGACGGCTTGTATCGCGCGCCATGCGTCGGGGGGTACTTGCGGCTGGGCGACAAGCGCGATGGCTTTTGTGGCATCGGAGCCGTCCACCATGCGGATACCGCCCAACCGTCTGCGCTGGTCTTGGGTGGGGACGTTGGCTCCGCGCGCAACGGCGTACTCCTGTTGGACGGCGAAGGCGAGGATATCCAAAAGCGCGTTAATCATCCCCTGTTCCACGCGCTGGTCAGCACCCGCGATCCGTCCCACACCCATCCCATAGCCCGCGTTATCCATGTCCCAATAGTTCGCGCTGAAAAATGGTTTGTCGGGCATCTTGTGAGGCTTGTTGCGAATCACGCATTTCTTCTGCAACACGCAACGCACTTCTGTCTTACTCCACCACTCCAACACCTGCATGGGCTTGGTCAACGGGTCTTCGCTAAAGTCCTCATCGCGGTTGGCTGCATGGTGGATGCTTAGGTTGGCTTTGAGCGATTCATCGAGGGCCGATATGCTCTCGGTCTGTTCCGGCGAATCGGGCATGAACATCGCGCGGAGAACATCATCGGGTGGGATATCGTAGTCGGGATTTTCGCGGAGTAGCGAGAGGTCGTTGTAGTCCAGATATTTTTCGTGGATGATCCATTTGGCTTTCCAAATCTGGTTTGGGTTCTTCCACTTCGGATCAACAAAAATCTCTCCCAGCTCGCATTTCTCGAAGGTGGGCCGGTTGTGGGTAACCTCCACGTCGATAGCCTCAAACTCATCGCTCTCCTTGGTGAAGACGGTGACTTTGTTGCCTAGCGGCATGGTCACTTGCGGCGGGGCCTTCTTGCGTTTGTAGTGGGTCTCGACGGTGGTTTCGGTCTCCCATCCTCCCTTAAAAATCACCGTGCCCTGATTCACCATCCCCTGTATGCCGTAACTCAATTCTTGTTTGAAACTGATCTGCTCCAGCATCTCCCCGATCAGCTCTTTCCACGCGCGCGCGGTGTCCTGGTGGGTGTTGGGCCGGGGCCGGATTTCGAAGGGGGTCGCGTCCGAAAAAATAGCCCCTGTTAGGGCAGGGGCCAGAGAATTTACTTGCTTGGCAACCGTGAACCGTGAGACGTTCGCGCGGGTGACGGAGCTGCCTTCAAAGACGCTCAACGTTCGCGGCGATTGGTACAGGATATCGGTTTCGTTCCACTGGAGCGGCCAACGGCGATCATTCAGCCATGCGCTAGCGCGCTCGTAGTCCTGCACCACAATCGATAAGACGGCCTCATCGGTGTACTTGGCTGGGATTTTGGGGTCTGCCGGGGTGGTCACGTCGCGGGCGTGGACTGGAGCTGTCCAACTGCTCTCCGCTACTAATGTGGCCGTGGCCATTGGTCTACCTTTGCCTCATCCGGTGGAGTGGGGAACTTCCACGGGTTTCGGGTCGGTAGCTTTCCGGCCTCTTCCGTTCTAACTTCGGGGACGCTGGGAGTTTGCGCCGTTTCCTTCGTTCAATGCGGGATTATTACTCCTATGTGACGGTGGATACAACTAGCAGTTTTCGAGTTTCGCCTAACCTTCTCTTATGACGTGGCTCCTGCGGGGATGCTGTCGTCGCCTGACGGCGGGGGTAGCTTCAGGGCTTGCAGCTCCCTGGGCGTGGGTTTGCGCTGGTCGCGGAGCATGAGACCTAACCCCATGCAGAGGGTTCCCAGCGGCGTGATGCGAACGAAGTATTTCCCGCCTGTTGCCAGCTCCGTCGAAGTGAGGTCTTCAATCAGTCCGCGCTCTAGCAGCGGGCCGAATAGCTGATCGTAGCTAAAGGGGTCGTCTTCGTCGCGGAGTGCTCCCCATCCAATCGCGTCGAGCGTGTCTCCCATGTTCCGCGCCGTCGCCTTCACAGCGGCAAGCTCCTGCAACACGCGAAGGTGGCGCGGCATGATGACCATAAATTGCTCTCTGGCGTTCATCCGTTCAGTCCTCCCAAGATATTTTCTAACCCAAGTTCGTTGTACTTCTCGTCGGCGGGGTCGGGTTGCTCATACTCGGTTTCTTCCGGCTCCGCTTCAGGGCGCGCGTATGGGCCACGGTTGTAGATCATGTTGTAATGATCGCGTTCGCGTGCAGACTGCCAAGCGGCCTCCTCGTCGTCCAGGTCTTCGGCTGCGATGCTCTGCGGTAGATTGTCGGCCACGCGCGAGACACCATCGGGAATCGCGTTCTCGGGGATCATGTTGTATTGCGTAAACTCCAGCATGACGGCGCGAAGCTGTTTGAGTCCTGCGTTAAACAAGAGTCGTCCGGTAGCGAGTAGCGATTCGATGTTGCGGATGCGTAGGTCGCGCTCGGCTGCGTCCTCCTCAAAGTCTTTCCAGTCGAGTCCAGTGTCCCATCCCACGGTGAGCGCATAGTTGGCAATCGCTGGCGCCATCAATCTCGCGCCGGGGGAGTCTTCAACCGTGATGCGGTGTAGGCCGTGTTTGCGCGCCATCGATACAACATGCTTCGCCAACACGCTCGGCTTGTAGTGGCCTTCCATCACATCCACGATGTAACAACGGTTGCGGTGCAGCGTGCCCACCACGACGGCGGCGGTTCTCCATTCGCGTTGGCGGCATGGAAAACGCCAGTGGATGAAGGTCTCACCCTCCAGCGGCATCGCGGCCTCGTCCACCATCGCGGCCAACATCTGCTCTTGCGCGAACACTACTTCGGCGGCTCCGTACTCGTCGAGCATGTACTGAGTCTGGAAGCTCTCGAACCCGCTCTCGTACTCGGCGCGTAGGTATTCGTAGCTGAGGATGGTTGGGAAGTGTAGGGTTACCTCCTCCTCCTCGGGGAAGCCGTTGGGGTCTAGGCGCTCTCCGTTGTTGAGCGTCATGGCGGGCTTGATGATGCGGCGGATGGTGCCTGGGCGGGAGGTCAAGACTTCATCGGTGAAGAGGTCTCCGGTGCCGTAGATGGTTCCCACCTTCAGCTCGATCCCCACGGGCTTTAGAACTTTGCGATTCAGTTTGTATTTCTTCGTTACCTGCTGGCGGGCGGTGAAGGTCTGCGAGTTGCGATTGTTCGACACGTCATCGATCACGAGCACGTTGGGATGGTAGCCCGAAACTCCAGACTCAACCGACTCGCCCCATATCGCGGGTTCGATAATCTTTGGCTCGGTCTGCCGGATGGCGGCGGTGAAGTTGCCGCTATCGGGTTCTTTGGAGACGCAAAGCTCGGGCCATAGGGCTTGGAACAAGGTGGGCGCGCGGTTGGCCTTGCGATAGAAGAAGCTGCCCACCTGGGTAACGAAGTCCCACGCGAGATCCCGGCGTCCGCACATAATCATGATGGCGACGGTGAGCGGCCAACACGTGATGAGCTGGACGCAGTTGGCGAGAGAGATAGTGGTTTTGTAGACGCCACGGGGATAGAGAAGGGAACCGCGCCGGTTCTGCGCTCTGATCCACTCATTCAAAGGTGCGGCGGGGTCTTTCTGGAGAAAGAAGTGTAGGGCGTCATGGTGGATGTTTTCGTCCACCAGACAGTAACCCAGCACCCAGCACAGCGCGAGCAGGTTGTTCTGTGTGACTCTACGCCCGTCTTCGCGGATGCTCTCGTCTTCCTGCACTAAGACGGTCAGCTCCGCGCGCCATCGCTTGTTATCGTGATCCTCATGCGCGGGGTCGCGTAGCTTGCGCCAGTTGAAATGCATCTACTTCCCCTGTGGCGGCTCGTCGTCGCTATCATCATCGCTGGGGATCGGGCTTCCCATGTGCTGATCTACGTGGTCGGCAAGTTTGCCGGGGTTCACGTTGTATTCAACGCTTGGCTTTTGTCCATCGGTGGGTGGATTGCCTTTGCTGTCGCCTAGCGTGTGTTTCGCCACATATCCGTTTGCCGTCCTGCGGATATTCATTTCGTGGGTGTGAAGCTCTGTCCCTTTTTCAGATAACGCGCGGGCTGCTGCATCCATCGCATTGTCCGAATTTTCGAGGGCGGCTTTTCCAACTTCCCCCATGTACTCTTTGTCGGTTGGATAGCCACGCATCCCCCTCAGAGATTGGTCGCGGTTATAGGCTCGGACTTTGGATTGACTGTCATTTTTGTACGGCATCGTCTTCCTCCTATCGGGCGCGTTTCTTCGCGGCCTTCTTCTTCGCTCGTTTGCGTGCCACTCCAGCCTGTCTGAGTCCTACCGCGATGGCTTGTTTTTGGGCGCGCTTCTTTCCGAATTTTTTGGCCGTCTTCTTGAACGTCTTGCCCTTGTGAAACTCGCGGATGTTCGATCCGACGTTCTTGGCTCCCTTGCGTCCTGGCATCACTGGCCTCCCGTTTAAAACGTCTTCGCGGTGAGAATGATGTACAGCAACCACACAAGCGTGGCGGCGTACACCACCACCTTGCAAATGGTGAGGATCATTTCTTTAAGCACGAGGTCTAGCAGGGGAACGAGAATATAGGCGACTAGCAGGATGACGACGATGAGCAACATGGGCGCGCCTCCATCGGCGCGCCGGTCGTCTAGCTGCGCCGAATCGCCATCCGGTTAATCCGGGTGACGAATCCATCTTCAAACTCGATTTGGGCGAGTGTGCCGCTCTGTTTCAGGATGCGGCATTTCTGGCCTTTCCGTCCTAACCTGTCCCAAAGTAGGGCGTGGCGGAAGGGGTTGGGTTCTGCGGGGGCCGTGGGCGTTTCACCTAGCAACATGACACCCGTGCGGATCATACCGTCAAATTGCTTTTCTTCGCTAGTGCGGTCGCGTTTCCTCACCGTGTTTCCTCGCAGTGGGAACCGTTCCCATTCTCTTCGTCGGTCAGCTCTGGCCCTACCTTCTGATTCATCATGGCGCGCACCGCCTCAAGCTCCCGTTTGAGTCGCTTTCCTTCGCGCGCCATGTAGATGGCTTGCCACGCGACGATAAGGCTTACCGTGGCAAACGCGATGAGGTTGGCGCGGTGCCTTCCCAGCAGCATAATGAGCAGATTTGCCCAGCCGCATCCTACGGAGATTCCGATTCCAATAAAAACCCACTTGTAGGCCATTCCGCTGCGCGCGGGTTCGGGAATCTCGATCACTCGGAACTTCCAGCGTAGGTCGTTGGGGGTCGTCATGGCTTCTCTCCTCGGGGTGGGATGCGCTCCGCAAAGATGCGCTTGGTGTTCTCCATCCCGTCCACGCCTTTGATGAACTTACGGCCACGCTCTAGGTAGTGCATGAGAGCGGCGAAGTCCCGTTGCTCCGCGATGGCGAGGAGTTCCGGCTGGTTGTCTTCGTAGGCAATCAGGATGTTGAAGTTGTTGGGGTAGCGCGGCGGAGCCAGAGCGCCTCCGTGGAACATGGATTCGAGCGTAATCGGGTCGGCCTTGCACATCCGGTTAAGGTTGTCCGGCTCGATGATGACGGCTAACACGCTGCGCTGTTCGTGTTCGATATTGAACATCGCCACGATCATGCTGCGCCTCC